AGTAAGTTCTGTGGGCAAGGTCGCCGTTTCGGCTAATAACACACTGAACACGGCGACCGAAATCGGCTTGACCGTTGAATGTTTGCTCAATTGATTCAATAGCAAAGTTTGTGTAGCGTCTGTAAGTCACCTTCCAAAAAGTGATCTGAGGATTACCACTTAGGTATACGTCTTGGGCGCCATAGGCGACGAGTTGCATTAATCCACCTCCCATATTATAATATTGCTAAAGAAAAAAAAATCCAAAATGAATTGAAATTAATAAAATAAAACGAAAATGAAATAGAAATAAAACAAAATGAACCATCCTAAATGAAAAACGAACCAAAAATACGAAAAAGACCCATCCAAAAACATCAAAAACACAAAATCTGAATATTTTTTATTGGCACAAACAAAAAATATTTCAATGCATATATCAGGTGTATTTATCACGAATCGGTGTAATATGTATTCTATTTATACAACAATTCACAAAACGTTCGGCGGATTCTAAATAAAATGAGTTTACAAGGGTGAAAACTCCTAAAGAACCTGGTTCCATTGTCCTTTAAAATGGCTCATTGATTATTATACAAGAATGGGTCCCCTTATTATAACATTTGCAGGCGGGTAAAGTCCAAATGTGCTTTCATAAACTGCATCAAATAGGACTCCTCAAGCACTTCTTTTTTGCCTTCGTGCTTTTTGGTGAAGACATATGAGTCTCCCCGTTTTTTTACAGACCATCCATCCTCTAAAGAATTAAATAATAATACCATTTTTTGAAACTTGGTGTTATCTATTTTGGTGTGAATTGACGGGGTATGGTCATTATGAACTGATACGGTGACATCCATTAGTTGTATGAAAGAAAGTTAAATCCCTATTTTACCCCAATGATTGAATAAAAAAATAAATAAATGCGGGGAAAAAATGTGTAAATGAGACAAATGTATACGGAATTAATTATTAAATACAACTGTTGAATATCTACAAAGTACATGCCATCATTCAAAATAAAGCCGTCCAAAAAGATACGGGTAAGTAAAAAAAACTCAACCACATTAGATGGCAAGCATCGCGAGATAATTAATGAGTTTCATAGAGAAGAGCAGTGTGATTTACCTTTGTTAAAGAGTAAAAAGGAAGAACTACTGGAACTATTGGAGCAAGATACCAACTCTACAGAGGAAAAAATGTCCATTGAACAGCGGCTGGATATACAAGACCAAATATTGGATTTGACACGGGAAATAAAAGAGCGAAAACAAAAAAAGAAGGATTATTTGCTGGAAAACTCCAAGTATATTTTTGAATATTTTGAAAACAAAAAGAACATCTCTAAAAATGATGCCAACAAATCCGTAAGCACCAAAACAAAGCTGCTGAATAGCTTTTTTAAAATCAAGACCGATGAGGTAGAACAAAATGAGCAAGTAAATAAGAATATTGTCCACAAATACTTGTGCAATATTGATGAAACCTTTTTGGACATTAATAACTACCTAAATAACACGGACCACTGCCAATATTGCCACCTAGGCGAGCTCATTGCGCAAGAGGATGAGGGCGTGCTAATATGCAATCACTGTTTCAAAAATGTGCCCTACTTGATTGAAAATGAAAAACCGTCCTACAAAGAACCTCCTAAAGAAGTGTGCTTTTATGCATACAAGAAAATCAACCATTTTAAAGAAATCCTTGCGCAATACCAGGGTAAGGAAACCACCCAAATCCCCGCAGAGGTTGTCGAGAATATCAAGCAACAAATAAAGAAAGAAAGAATCCAATTGTCAGAGCTAACCTACAATAAGTCAAAAGAAATACTGAAAAAGCTAGGATACAACAAATACTATGAGCATATCCAGTTTATTAAAAACAAACTGGGGATAAAACCGCCCACATTCAGTCCCGAGTTTGAAGACACCTTGTGCAACTTGTTTAATGAACTCTTGGCGCCATATTCGAAATATTGCCCAAACGATAGAGTGAACTTTCTAAACTATTACTACGTGCTGTATAAACTGTGCGAATCACTGAATGAGCGCCAATATTTGCACGATATACCGATGCTAAAGGACCGAGATAAGATTATTGAACAAGATGAGATTTGGAAACGGATGTGCGAGGAATTAAACTGGGAGTTTATTCCTACAGTATAGTATTCATTGTCGCACGAGTTATGCTGGCATTCATATAATATTTTTTTGTAATATATGAATAGCTTGGGTATATGTGTTTGTGTGTTTTTGTATTATGTTTCGCGACTTATATATTTTACGCATTTTACGCATTTTACGCATATTGGTGGTTTAGAGTCCTCCAGGGAAACCAACCAAGTTGGCGCCAATACCGAACCCAGCACCTCCGCGGGCAGAAACGGACATAGTGGGGATGTATGTGTCCAAAATGCTAAATGTGGCGGCGGCAGTTAAGGCCAACATCAAAATCTCCTCCATATTGAGGGAACGCTTGGGAATCGCGTAGGCGGCAATGGCAACCATAAAGCCTTCTACCAGATACTTAATAATCCGCTTAATCATTTCTGTTGTGTCAAACATTATATAAATAATACAGAAAAAATAATAATATAAGTGCGATAAATAACTTAAAATTAAAGGTAGTATAGTTGTATTATGGGAAAAAACAAAAAAGAGAAAGGAAAAGTTGGCCAAAATGAGCAATCTCAATCCGATAGAGAAAGAGAGAATAACTTTGAGAGAAGATTTAATAAGGATGGCTCACCAAACTCAAAATACGTGGACTTGTTAGATGTAGACCCTCCGATTGCGGGGCAGTCTTTTTGTTTACTGTCTTTTTTATCTCCTGAAAAAGTGCTAAAACAAAAGGAAATGTTCCTGTTTGATGCATTCCTAAAGAACTGGGATTTTTCCAAATCTATGGAAAAGTTTGCCCAGTTCTTGAACTTTGTTTCTTACAAGTATAAAATTAATTTTGAAGATGTAATGAAAGATTTTGAGGAGTTTGTTAAAGAAGAACGCACCAATTTAGTAAACAACTCCGTCGAGGACGAGTATAAGACATTCTTAGACAAGAATGAGGAACGTTTAGAAAAAGAGTTTAACGTAGCGCATAACTTCCAAACCTCCACTCGTGGCATCAAGTTCCGTGGCGCATTCCCCAGTCAAGGAGAAGCCGAGCTACGCAGCAAGCTGTTGAGAGAGCGCGACCCTCATCACGACATCTATACAGGGGAATGTGGTGTTTGGATGCCCTGGGACCCAGATGCCTACAAGACTGGACGTGTAGAATATATGGAGGAGGAGCTAAATCAACTTGCCCACAACAAGAGCCAAAACGAGGCGAACGCCAAGACGGCCTTTGAGCAACGCATCAAGGAGACCAGACAAAAGGCGATGGAGGAGAACATTAAGAAAGCCGAAAAGTCGGGCAACGTGCTAACGCAGACATTGGACGAAGAGGGTAAGCTGGTCAATATTGCGAATATGAATACGCAAGAGAGAGCATTAAAAGAGCAAATGGGGAATGACACCGATTATGAGCACATTTCGGTAGCCAATATTCGTAACGAGTTGTTTGAAGGGGACAACATTGTCGTTGGGAAAACAGACAATGGAGTTAGCAAGTTGCACGGAGTAAATAAATAACGTGTTTATACTTTATATTTGCCAACAGTGAACCACAAGGCGAGGGACAAGGCCGTGCCAGCTAAGTAGCCAAGCTCAAGACCACGCTTGGTAGGCATAAGGAAATGCGCAAACATTGGCGCAACCAAACAAGATAAGACCGCATAACAAAGCATAATTTGCCAGAACTTGATGTTTTGCATAGTATATATTATTAAACTATAATTATTTTATTAGAACGCACTTTATAACTTGTGACAATACAATAAAATAATATAAAATTGAACTGACCCGCGCAGGTGGATGTTTATTAAAGAATAAACATTAAAGAATAAACATTACACATTAAACATTACACATACGAATAACTCACATAAAGCCATCCCAACTATCAAAATAAATAATAAAAGAACATAACATGAGCAGTGCACATTCTGTTCCCGTAGAAAGCATCTTATGCTATGTGAAGTGCGTGTATACAAACAATGCAATATACTATAAAATACCTATCCACAATACCGTAAGCCAATTTATTGAAAGAATACAAAAACAAACGGCAATAGACTTATTTGAGCTAAGTTCGCAACACCAAAGGGAAGAAATTGTGAATCGCATTGAAGTGGTGGAAGCGGGGCAAGAACTGCCAAACTGCGCACCAGAAGATGCGCCGCCATTATTACGAGAAGAAATTACTTTGCACCAGAAATATGGAGATAGATTAAAGCATATGGCGTTTTATGTTCGCGCGACCTAAGTAAAGAGCCTCTTATCCTGATTAGAACTTGGTTTTTTTTACATTAATGGTTTGCCCACTGCGTTTCTTTTTATTTGCATTGGGGTCAAACTTTTCTTCCTCATCATCGTCGCCTAAATCTTTAGAAAGGTCCCAGAACTCTTTGGACCCAAGGCGGAACTCCCCGTGCGCGTCTGCTTTATACCAAAACACTTGGTCGTGGAGTTTGTTTGTTTTCACATTGTTGTTAATAACCAGGCACTCGTAGTTTTCCGTGCACTGGTCCATCACCTGACAAAAGGATTCAAAAGTAGGAAACATACCCGCATAGTTTTCATAGATACGCTTGCGATTGGCAAGGTAGTTTTCTCTTAGAATAAAGACGAAATCAATGTTTGTTCTGAGCATAGGAGGAATACCGAGTGGGTATTGCATGGTAATGACCAACATCACTTTCCAGTGACGCCCATTCATAAAAAGGAGACGCATCATTTTATCCTTTGCCCACGTGTTGTCGTATAAGCAATCATCTAAAATAACAAACGTTCTGGGGTCAATGGAGGAGCGTTTAAACGTTTCCATTTCT